CTACCGGACTGGCCCACGCCACTTGTCGAAGCTGCGTGCCCCGGTGTAGCCGAGGTAGCCAGCACCGAACAGCCACCACAGGCTCTCGGGCACCGCACCCAGCAGCTTGTTCAGGTTCTCCGCTGCCTGAAAAACGTGCGTCGGCCACCAGATGCCGATGATGGCGCCGATGACGCACAGCAGGATCACGCCGTAGATCACATACAGGAAGGTCGGCCGCGCCCGGCTGGTCCAAGGGTCGGGCGAGTTGGCTTCGGCCAGGATCGCCGAGAGACTCGTCTGCATCTCCTGCAATGCCAGCTGTCCCTCGGCCTGCAGCAGCGCGAGCTTGGCTTTCTCCCGCTCGGCTGGATCGGGAACTAGGCGGTCGATAAGGCGGCTACCGGCTTCCAGCAAGCCTGGCGCCAAAGTTGTGAGCAATGGGGTCATACCGTACCCTCCACGAATTCAGCCATCCGGTTCATCCAGCCAGCGGCGAACGCCGACTGCCTGGGGTCGTTGGTGATCAGACGTCCGAGATGGCGCAGGCGCTGGCCCAGCACCTTGCCGTAGAGCACACCTTGGTCGGCAGCAGCGAGTGCCGCCCGGGTCTTGGGACCGATCACGCCATCGGCCGTGACGCCGAGTACTGCCTGCAGCCATTGCACCGCCCGCTTGGGGCCGGAGTGCACACCGGCATCCACCAGCAGATGCAATAGAGCCGGATGGGTGATGGCCTCGAAGCCGGGGCCAGTGATGTACTGCTGGCGGTAGATGTCTCGGGCCTCCATTTCCGTCAGCGCTTGCACCTCAGCGGCCGTGGCCGGGCGACCCAGTTTGCGCCAGCCACCCAGCGTCTGCGCGGTGATGCCGAAGTTCGTCGGCCCACCCCTGTCGGCGGGGTGATGCACGTAGCCGCCTTCCCGGCGGATGATCTCGTCGAGGATGGTGTCGATGGTGCTCATGGCCGCTCCTTGCCCAGGCGCGACTGCGCCCAGCGTTCCAGTTGATAGATGGCCTGGCTGCCCATGTGGCCGGAGATGCCGACCAGGGCAGCGGTGACCAGCGGGTTGAACTGCGCGGCCTCGCACAGCCAGAAGGTGATGAGACCGGCAAACGCCGAGGTAGCGATCTCGCCGATGAGCTCCACCACGTTGAAGGCTCGGGTCTCGCCGGACTTCACCTTGCGGTAGAAATTGACCAGGCCACCCCAGGCGGCCAGCCCGGTCACCCACAGGTAGGTGATCAGGCCGTAGGTCGAAGGATCTTTGTCAGGGGTCACTGTGCTTGTCTCCTTATCTGTTGGATTCAGTGGTGGCGTCGGTCACTGGCACGGGCGACGCGGTGAAGCGCTCGCACTCGACCTGCGTCGTGTAGCCCTGGGCACCGAGGCGGTGCTCGACACGCTTGATGCGCCAATCGGTGGGGATGCCCGGGCGCAGCGAAATCGACAGCCGGCCCTCGGCGGCCAGCCTCGGGTCACCGGGTAGGCTGAAACTGAGTTCCCCTTGTCCCCGCTCCCCAGTGTTCTTGCGCGTGGCCGCTGCCGCCTTGGCCTCGGCTTCCGTGGCGTGGACGTAGCGGATTTCCTCGAACGGCGGCTGGCCGGTGGTTACTTCGCGCCGCTCCCCCTTCTCGAAGTCCCACCAGTAGGCTTTGGTGCCGCCGGTGGCCGTGGTCGGTGTCTTTTGCGTGTCACGGTCGCTGGTGGTGCCGCTGCCGCCGGGTTTGCGCGCCGCGTGTCGGTAGCGCCATTCGGCCAGATCACTGGTATTGAGAGAAATCGTCGGCATCACCTGGCCGGTGATGGTCTTGATCGCCCCCTGCCTGGCCAGCACCAGGAAGCCGGCCACAGGCTTGGCCACGGCATCGTGCTTGGCGGCCAGCCGGGTGAGCAGCGCCATGTCCGACTCGGCGGTCTGATCCAAATGCGGGATGGCAATGGCGCCGAGTTCGGGATCGATCCTGGCCTCGTACCGATGCTCGGCAGCGATGGCCTCGACCAGCTGAGCCAGCGTGGTCGCATCCCAGGAGCGGGTCTTGGGACTGCGAAACGGCCCGACCATATCGGCGGCCTTGGCCGAGACCGTCAGCGTCGCTGGAGGTGAGCGCATTTCCACTTCATCGACGATGAAACGTCCCATCGAGACCAGCCGGGTTTCGGCGTAGCCCAGCGACACGGTCAGCACCGTGCCGATGCGCGGCAGCTCGGCAATCGCGCCATCCTCGCGGCGACGATCATCGAGGGTCAGTTTCAGCTCGTCGGATTGGACGCCGGCTTCGTCGGTGACCACCAGCTCGATCAGCCGGTCGCGGATGGCAGCGGTGATCTCTTGGCTGTCGGCGTAAAGACGGAAGATGGGTTGCATCGATCCCTCCTCATGACCACAGCCGGATCACCGGCGCTTCTACCGGCAGCGGCAACTCAGGCAGCTCGATCACCAGACCAGCGGTAAGGACCGGGGGTAACTGCGCCAAAACGGGATTGGCCTCAAGCACGGCGGCCAGTACATCGCCTCGCCCGTAGTGCTGCCAGATGAGGTCATCGAGCACATCCCCATCCCGGGTGATCACGCGCTTGAAGATCGCTCGGGTCATGGCTGATCATCCCCGTAGGCCTTGAGCTTGATACGGAACTCCAGCTTTCTGGGCTGGCCATCGTCCGCGAACACCGTGCGGGTGTCCCCGATCTCCGTGATCACCCAGGCGCCCCAGATGCGGCCGAGACCATCGACCAGTTGCAGCGGCTTGCCGGCGTCAGCAAGGGATCTCATGGCTTCGATCTGCCCAAGACCACCCTTGAAGCTCGGGTAGATCACACCATCGAGTTCAATCTCGCCGACATTGCGTCCGACGAACTGCAGGGCCGGGTCGCGGTTGATACGTGCCTGCTCCTGCCAGCGCCAGGACTGGTTGAGTGAGAATTTTTGGTAAGCGAGCGTGGCGATTTCAAAACGAAACTCGCCCAGGCCCAACATCACCCGTTCGGCCATGGCACACCTCGGTAAAGAATGAGAAAAGGGAAACGTCTGATCAGGATCAGTCGTACATCGCTGCCGCCGGACTGCGGGTGGTCTCGCGCATCAGCGCACGCAGGCGTGACTCGATGAGCGCGGCGATCTCGCGCGCATCCATTCCGGGCGGGGCGTTGACGGTGATTGGGGCCGACAGCGACACACTGGTGTTGCCGCGCGCAGCCAGCGGTTGAGCGGGCATTGCCATCGGCCGGGCGTTTGCTTCTGCCGGACTGCCCGTTGGCATCGGCATCACCCCAACCGGGGCGGTGCCGACCGAGGGGCGTGGCACAGTCAGCGAAGTCGCACTGCCCAGCGCTGCTGGACGCAAGGACGTCGGTGCCGTGGATGTCGGCACAGCCTGCTTCTCGCCCCCGAAGAGCGAACCAAACCAGTCGCCGACCTGCTTGCCAGCCTCCATCACCCAGCCAATCTTGCCGGCGATCCAGTCGATGGCTTGACCAACGGTGGCGGTGATGCCCGACCAGAGACCGGTCATGAAATCCGCCACCGGCTGCCAGGCGGCGCTGATCAGAGCCAGTGGTGAGAAGGACACCAGGGCCGTAAAGCCGTTGATCACCCACCCCACCAGGGTGCCCACGGCCCGGATCGGCAAGGTCAAGACAGTAAATGCCGTGCTCAACACACCACCGATCACCGCCCCGAGGGATTGGCCTGATGCGGACAGAGTGTTGAACTCCTCCGTGGAAAGCGTCACCGGCGCAAGCAGCTGCCCAATCCAGCCGACCACCCGGCTCACGCCATCGGCGATGAAGCCAAAGACATTGGCGATGAGCGTTCCAATCGGCGCCAGCGGTGCCAGTGCCGTGGAGAGACTCGTGATAGCCGGCTGCATGGCCGACCGAATACCCTCGAACACGCCACCGACGTAGGCAGCGATGGGGTCCCAGTACTTGCGGATCACCAGGGCCAGCCCGGCGACAGCAGCACCGATGCCGGCCACGATCCAGGTGATCGGGTTGGCGAGTAGCGCCGCCGTGGTAGCCCCGATGGCAGGCAACATCGACCAGAAAGCCAGTGCCGCTGACTTGATCGGGGCGAGTAACCCGAGCGCCCCTGTCTGAATACGAGCCCAGGCCACCGACAGTAGTCCGGCACTCGCATCGGTGGTAGCCGCCTGTACTTGCAGCAGTGCCAAGCCAGCCCGTGCTGACTGGAACGCCACCTGCGCTCCGAGAATCGGCCCCTTCACAAAGGTCCAGGCATAGCCCAGGGCGATGGTCGCCACTTTCAAGGCCAGCACAGCACCGACCGTGCCCACCACCACTTGCGTGACGATAGGGAAACGTTCTGCCAAATTTGCGAGGCTGTCGATAGGCCCCATCAGTGCGCCCACGAGGTTGTTCAAGGCCGGCAGCAGTGCATTGCCGACCGTGATGCCGAGCCGGCTCATCTGGTTCTTCAAGAGCTGCAGGTTGTTGGCGGTCGTGGCCGAACGCGCCTCGTACTCCTTCTGCATCGAGCCGGCGTAAGCCGTCTGATCGGCGACCAGACCCACCGCCTTCTCGTAGGTGTCCATCGAACCCACCAGCTTGGCGATGTCATCGGCGTACTCCATGCCGAAGAGGTCCGAGAGCGTGCCCATCAGGTCGGGGGCGTTTTTGACCTGCCGCAGGAAGGTGGTCAGAGCCCCTTGGGCATCGCGGCGGATCATCTCTTTCATGACCTCGGCCGACAGCCCGATATCCTGCAGGCCCTGCTGGAAGCGTTCGTTCTGTTTGTCGGCGGTCGCGAGCTTCATCAGCAGCGCATTGATACCGGTGGCGGCGACCTCGGGTGGCGTTTTCAGGGCTAGGAAGGTGGCACCCAGGGCGTTGAGCTGTGCGCCAGACAGGCCGAAAAGTTTGGCGGTCGATCCCGCCCGGTTGGCGATGTTGAGCAGATCGGACGCCTTGGCATCCATGTTGTTGGACAGGTGGTTGATGGCGTCGCCGAGCTTCACCACCTCGTCTTGCGTCAGCCCGAAGATTGAACGCAGGCCCGTCATCGCGGCACCGGCCTGCTGACCGGACAGATCGAAGGCCACGCCCATCTTGGCGGCGTCCTCGGCAAAGCGCAGTAGTTCCTCCCGGGCGATGCCAGCCTGACCCGCAGCGGCAACGATGGCGCCAATGCCATCGGCCGCCATCGGGATGCGCGTTGACATCAAGAGCACATCTTTCGACATCTGCCCGAACTGCTCGGGGGTGTCGAAGTTCACGACTTTCTTGACGTCGGCCATCACCGACTCGAACTGGACGGCCGGCTGCACCAGGCCATAGAGCGCACCACCCAGGGCCACCGCATCCATCATCTGGGCACGGTAGGCGCTGCGGTTCTCCAGATTGCGGGCTTGTGCCTGCTGGGCACGCGTCAGGGCTTCGGTGCGGGATCGTAGCGTTTCCAACTGGCTGCCCAGGCGTGCCGACTCGGTGCCCATGGCACGGGTGTTCACGCCCGCACGTTGCAGCGACCCCGAGAGTTCATCCACCGCCGCGCGTTGGCGACGGTAAGCCTCTTCAGCCCGAGCGGCTGCCGCACGGGCACGCTCCAACTCTCTGGACTGCTTGGCCGTGGCGCCGCCATCCTGCGCGGCCATGTTGGCTTCCAGCCCGGAAACCTTCTGATTCGCCGACCGCATGGCCAGCGCCGCATCTCGGGCCTGGGCACGCAAGGTCTCCAGTTGCTTGATGCCCGATTGCTTGTTGCCGAGCTCCGCCATGGTCGAACCCAGCTGGTTCAGCTGGGCCTGAGCACCGCGCACGGCTGAGCCGAGCGAGGCCGCCAGCGTGGCACCGATACTGATCTGAACGGGATGCGCTGTGGCCATGAAAAAACCTCAGGAGGATGGCACGGCGGACAAGCGCCGCGCCAATGACAAGGCCTCGACCAACTCACTCACCTCCAGGGCAAGCAACTCGGATCGAGGCCAGTGGGTGTAGAGGGCGAGCTCCACCACGAGGGCGGACAGCTCGCCCGGTGCTACGACAAAAAACCGCCCAGTACCTTCTGCAGTTGGGCGTAGTCCTTCATATCGAGCTGGTGAATCGCAGCCGGAGGCAATTCGGCCAGGTTGGCGATCAGCCGGATCTCGCGCTCGGCGTCCGTCCCCGCCGACTTCTGCGCGGCCAAGTGGTCGCCCACGGTGGGACGGCGCAGGGCAATATCGGCAATGGGGACGCCATCGTGCTCGATGGGAAAGTTGAGCTTGATGCGTTCGGCAGTGCTCATTTGATGTTCTCCTTATCGTTCATCACAAACCAATCGCCGCACGGATGGCTTCCATCTGATCGGTACCGCCCACCTTGCGCACCAGGTTGATGGCGTCGATCTCGATCAACTCCTCGTCATCGATGGTCAGCTTGTAGTAGCTGGCCGCCACCGAGACCTTGAGGGTGCTTTTGTCACCGGGCTTCCAGGTGCCGGCATCGAGCTCCTTCCAGCCACCGCGCAGATTGACGATGACGGGTTTCGCCTCCGTCCCCTGCGCCTGGATGGCGCCTCGGATGGTGATCTGGGTGGCGGCGTTATCCAGCAACCCGAAGAGCTTGAAGACCTCGGGATCGTGATCGGCAATGGTGAGCTCGGCTTCGAGCTTCTCCATACCGAGGTCGATCTCCACCGGCAGGTCCATGCCCCCGGCGCGGTGCTCCTCGGTTTTGAGGGTGAGTTTGGGTAGTTGAATCTCGTCGATGCGCCCGGCGTAGCCTCGGCCGTCGACGAAGAGGTTCATGTTCTTCAATACACGTGGCAGTTCGATGGCCATTACAGAATCTCCTCGAGGTAGTCATCGACCAGGTGCGAGCGGAAGATGATGTGCTCGGCCGGATACGGCGGGGTAAAGTCGAAGTTGAAGTAAATCTTGCCGTCCGCAATCGAAGTCGGCGAGTTCAGATCCGGGTCGGCCCAGCACTTGCCGCCGAGGATCGCGCCTTGCGCCTTCAACTGGCGCAGGTAGGCATTGACCCCTTCGGTCACTTCCTCGACATAGGTCTTGGTGATGTTGCGATCCACGGCCCAGAGATGGGCGCGCAGCAGCGACTCGTTGATCATGTCGGCGGTGCGCCGGACACTCAAGAACGCCCACTTGGGGTCCGAGGAGCAGGTGCGGTTACCCCACAGCCGGTAGCCATCCTCCTGAATGATCGTGGCCACCTCGTTCTCGTTGAGCAGGTTGGCCCGGGCATTCGGGTCGCCGAGTGCGAAGTCCACCGGCCGGTGGCTGCCGACGATGCCGTTGATGACGTTGTTCGAGGGCGACCACCAGAAACCCCGGTCGTTGTCGATCTTGGCGATCAGACCGGCGACGCGGGCAGAAACGGGTTCGGTGACCACGGCACCGTTCTTCATCACCTTGACGTGCGGATCGACCACGTAGATGCGCGGCGAGCCCCAGTCCTCGCGGTAGTCGATGGCGGCGGCGTCCGTCGTGTTGGGACCATCGGCGATGATGACCGCGCGCAGGCGCTCGGCAATCCCCAGCAATTCGGCGACGATCGGGTTCGCCAGTTGGCGGGTCTCGTCATCCGGGTCAACGGGACGCTGATGCGTGAAGCCCGGCACGATCAGGATGCGCGGCGTGACCTTGGCCACCGACTGCGCCGCCAAGAGTGCCTGCAGCCCCAGGTACTGGCCGTCCGCATCGACACCGCCGAGAACGTTGGTCTGGGTCTCGGCCTCCGTCGTGCCTTCGGCGACCCGGATCACCACCACCAGGGCGCCAGCCTGATCGAAGACGCCATCGATGGCCATCGGCAAGGTGCCGGTAGTGCCCAGCTTGGACGCTTCCAAACGAGAGCCGGCAATCAGCACCGGGGTGTTCAACGGGAAGGATGTTTCATCGGCATCCGGTGCGGTGCCGACGAGGCCGATCACGGAGGATCGGACGGTGCGAATGGGACGCGGGCCGTTGTCGATTTCAACGACCTCGACCCCGTGAAGAAAGTGATCTGCCATGGGTGGGCTCCAGAAATAAAAAATCCGCCAGCGGCGGATCGGGAAAGAAGGAGGTGACGGCTCGATGGCATCAGGCGATGGATTTGCCCTCATCGACCTCGATGGACTTCTCGCAGTGGTTCGGGTCGAGTCGGTCGAGCAGTCGACACAGCACACAGGCCCAGCGCTTGCCTTCGCGCGCCGCCTTGCCCGCGCGACTGGAGAGCGTCTCGTCCTCGTGACCACCGAAGGCGGCGTTGGCCAACTGGTCGTGGGCGACCGCCAGGGTCCAGGCGCGGCGGGAACCGGCAAGTGCAGCGGTGAGCATCCAGACGGAAGCGATGAGGGCCGCGATCTGGCAAAGCAGCCAAATCGCCAACATCGACAGACGGTGTTGGATCGCTACCATCACTGCAAAATCTCCTGCACCCGTGTCTCGGTCAGAAGACCACTGGCAGCGAGTGCCTGCAGGCCGCTGATGGTCTGGGCATCACTCAGATTCACCTCCTCTGCGAGCTTTAACTTGTCGAGGAACACCTCGACCAGGACCTCGGTCTTGGCGGCGGTGTAGATCGCGGCCAGCTCCTCCATCGTGAAGCGATTCATGAAAGCGAGCTTGGTGATGGTCTTTTCAGGGGCAGGGCCTTGCGATGTCTGAGCGGCCTGCTCCGCTGCGATGAGGGCCAGCACTTCCTCATCGGTTTTGCCGGGGAAGCGCTCAACAGCCTTGCCGTCCTGCAGGGCATAGCGCAGGGCCAGTGTCGAGGTGGCCTTGCTGGGCGCGGGCAAGTAGCCCTCCAGGGGTTCGGTGGCGATATCGCGCACCACCCCGTTGTCGTGAAATGCAATGTAGAGCTTGGGCATCGGTATCTCCTTTAGATCTTCCAGTTCTCGACCGGCATCAGGCAGGGGTAGTTGGTGCTGGTGTAGCCGGTATCGATCCAGTAGCGACTGGTCGACAAACTCACCGCACCCCCATTGGCCAGCACTCCCGTGGTCTGGAACCCCGCCCCCGCAAAATCCATCAGGCCAACGTTCAAGCCCTGGCTGGAGTCGGCGTTGTTCTCGTGGAAGGAATAGGCAAAGGCGCTCGCCCGGATCGGGATGATCGACACACCGCAAGAGCTGCTGCTGTAGGACAGCCGGTAGTAGCGTGTCGGGTCGTCGGTGTTGACCACGTGCCCCGACAGGCCCGAGCCGTAGTAGTAATAGGGCGCAAAAGCCGCCACCCACTGGTTGTCCCAAGTGATCTGGTGACGCATCCCGTAGTAACTGCCCTGCTCGATGCCGTAGGACGTGGTGCAGGACACCGTCGTGAAGTTGGTATCCAGCGTGCCAGTGTTGCCAGCGCCTGGGGTGAGCACGGCCATGTGCGAGCAGTTGCTCGGCACAAAACGCACCAGGGCGATCTTGCCGCTCTTGGTCGGGATGACCCGCATCCGGTACTGGCTCTCGGTGTAACCGGTCGAGCCGTTGGCATTCCAGCTGAAGTCGACGTACTGATAGCTGGCCCCGTTGGTACCGGCCTTGGCCTCCAGAATGAAGCGATCCAGTTCCCCAGGTTTGCCCGAGAGCTTGGCGCTGGGGTGCTTCCAGAGGTGCGCGCGGTAGTTGCAGCTGGCATCGCGCGCCTCGATCAGCACCAGGAGCCCGGCGGCCCAGTGATAGCCCACGGCGCTGCGCATATTGGTGTTGGCCCCGGCCCAGGTGGCTGCCGAGGCAGTTGCCAGGCCGGTGGTCAGTTGATCGAGCTGGGCAAAGCCACCGCGTGTGTATTGGCGCAAGGTGGTACCGGAGAACCACAGCGACATCGGCTGGCGGTAACCTTCGGGACCCACAACCACCCCAAAGTTGGCCATGAAGCTGCCCATCTGGTCGGGCTGGCGCATCGCCATGCCCCCGTTGGCCGACAGGCGCAGCAATTGGTGACCATCGACTGAGTAGCAGGGTGTGGCCTTGACCCAATAGGTACCTGCCGCGCTTGAGCTCACCTGGCCATTGGTGTAATTCCAGCCGGTGTAGTCTGACCAGATCTCGCCCGAGGTCGCCCAGGCATTGCCGGCGTTGGTCTGGTTGGCCCGGCTGACCAGATTGAAATCCGAGTCGTAGATGCTGCAGTCCGGGCTGTTGTTGTATGAGGAAAACACCCCCACCAACGGCAGCGGCTGCTTCTCATAGGCCGGTGCGGTCTCCACCGGCAGCGTGCGCAAGAATCGTCCCATTACGCCACCTCCTCGATGCCCCAGGCGTTGAAGCTGACCGTGGCAGCGCTGGCCTGCACCACGATCTTTTGGCCAGCGGCCAAGGACAGCGCTGTGCGCTCCAGTACCTCGGTGGCCGCCAGGCTCACATCGAATTCAATGAACTCGCTCTCGGCCGGGGTGCTTGACGCGGTGAGCGCCACACGCACCTTGGCGGCTGCCGTGCCCTTGTTGCAGGCCGCGACATTGACCACGGCGCGGCGGCCGGTCGGTACTTCGTAGAGGGTCGCCAGCGTGTTGGCGGCTGGCAGCGCCGTTCCCAGAATGGACATCGAGGGGGCTCCTTAGAGTTGGGCAAGGAAGAAGGTCTTGCGCCCCAGCACCAGTTGCTGGGTGACGCTGTTGGCAGCGGCTTGCGC